ATACACGATTGTGATAAATCGAAGATTTATCGCAATCTTAAGACAGAAAATCTTTGATTTTCTGTCGTTCTAAATAAATTTTATAAAATGAATATGGTAAAATAGGGATAAAAAATATTTATCAAAGATAAATATTTTTTTATTTTTTATGAAATTTTTGATAATTTTTATAAAAATAGGTGTATTATTTATTACAACAATTTATACAACACCGATTTCGAGGTTGTCATAATCAATGGCTGCAAAATGATTTTGATTAGCGTGAATATCTATAATATTATTAAGTTTAGAAATACTACATTTTCCCCAAAATATAACAACGCCATCATATCTTAATGCTGCAAATGCATGGTCATTTGCATAAATCATTTTTACGCCTACTAATTCGTTAATTAGATTATTTGGAATACGGCCTCCTCTAGTTTTATTTCCCCATGCTTCTACAGTCCCATCATTTTTTAATGCTGCGAAAGCATAGTTTGTTGCAAATAATCTATCTATATTATAATTTTTTTTAAGCGAAGAACAATCTCCACCATATGGTGTGTCACCCCATGCTATAACACTACCATCTTTTTTAAGTGCAGCGAAAGCTTTTTCAGAACTAATAATTGATATTATATTAGTTAATGATGGAGATCCATTATCTCCACCATAATTAGGATGTCCCCATGCACATGCAGTCCCATCTTTTTTAAGACCAACAAATGCCATTGTAGAACCATATATATTAACATAATCATAACCTAGCGATTTATATTCTCCTAACCCCCATATATGAACTTTACCTTTTTCAGTTAATGCTGCAAAACTAGAATTATGTGTTATTATTTTTTTAACATTTTCACATATAATATCTTCAATGCCCAAAGTTCTTGATGAATATACTTTACCATCTTCCTTTATTATAGCAAACTCATATAAGGTTGAATGTAATTCAACTACATCTTCCTTACATATATTTATAAAATTTCGAGCATGAGGATCTTGTATAATATCATAATTTATTATTTCTACACTATTGTCTTTTAATGTTGCACGAACTATTCCATTAACATATTTCACTATGTCTCGTTTCTTTATAATAAGTGTAAAATTAAGTATATCGTCAATATTTAAAGATAATTTATTTACATAATCCTGAAATGTTTTATTTAAATTTACTTTTAATTCACTATAACTATATTCTTTTTGATTTAGAGATTTAGATTCCATAGTAGAAGATATATTAAGTATCAAGTCAAATTCTATTTCACTTCCCAAATCAGATGTTATAGACTTGAAAACATAACCATTTAAATAATGCTTAATAATTGTATTCTTTCTTATTGTACATAAATAACTACGGCCGCTTAATAAATTAAATTTGATTTGAATAGTATCGGTCATTTCACAAATCAAATTATGTTTTATATCAAGAAAAAAATTATGGTAAAAATGTATATATTGTGAACTATTATAGTATTAATTTTTCAATTTTTATTATAAGTGTATAATAATAAAAATTGACAATGAATATATTTTTATTTTGGTTATAAAAAATAAATATATAATTATATATAAATGACATATTTAAATAAATATATTAAATATAAGAATAAATATTTATTACTAAAAGGTGGTTCAGATAAAGAAAATGAAATATATAATAATTCATATAAAAAAATAGGTTGTGAACACCAAACAGATATAAAATTAAAAATTTTAAATTATCCTGATGATAAAATAACATTTTATCATACTCATATGATAAAAATGATTAAAGACATGCTTGAAATAAGTGAAGAGATATTAACAGATGATTTTTTTTCACAATTTCAGTTTGAACATATATTAGAAATTAAATTAATATTATATACAATAATTCTTACAGATAATATTGAATTATTTAAATTAAATTATATTAAATATTATTTTGGATATTTAATAAATAATTATTTTTATCTATTTATGGAATTTATTATTACCTTAGATTTAAATTTAGATTATGATATAATTATTAATATAATTGATATAGATATGATAATACTATCACAATATGATATTAAAGACTATTTGGATAAAATAAATGAACTGATAAAAGTAAAATCTATAACATCATGCGATCGTATTATATTTTATCAAATAATATTATCTTCATCATTTTATGATAATATAGATAATAGTGATTATATATATATATTATTATCATTTTATATATTATTTTATCAGTATGATATAGAATTTTATAATTTTTATAATACTAAAATTCTAACTATAATAACTAAAATATTAGAAAAAGAAGAAAATAAACCAGAATGGTTTAATACAATTTTAGATGAAAATAGTATTTATTATAATATAATAAATATGCTTACATCTTGGGTAGATTTTATGGGTTCTTATAATGTTATACAATTATTGGTATCATTTAATATAATTTTTAAAGATTTGTTACAACATATTAAAAATAAATTTGAAATTAGTGATAATCCATTAATATATGATGATACTTATGAAAAATTATATTTAAGTATTCATGGTACTTATTTGAACACAGCCAGTATATTTATTATTCCAGAAAATATAGATATAATTTTTATGACACAGTCTAATAATTCTTATTACTTTATTAATGAATCAAAAGATTGTAATAGATATATTGATGATATGATTAAATTTGATATAGCAACTATATATAAACCTGGTACAATAATTTATAATCTTGATATAATATTTCAAGAAAAAGAAACTACTATACATAATACATCTTATAAAAGTGGATTATTTAAAATAGAATCAGATAAAAAATGTGATAATGATTTACCAGTATATGTAACATTAACAGATACTGCTATAACAGATATTGAAACAGGTATAATTAATATTGAAAATTATATTACATTATTTGATATTGTTAAAATCATAAAAAAAAATGTACCTAATAATAAACATGTTTCTTTATTTGTAGGTGCATGTAGGATAGAGTATGGTAAATTATATCAATCTTTATATGATCAAATTTGTGCAATAGTAAATTTAGATAATTGTCAGAATATACCAAGTGCAAATAATTTTAAAAGATCACATAGTTTAGGTACTATTTATTCAAAAAATGAGACAGAATATAATACAGATCAACAAATCTCTATTATAATTAAAAATATATTAAAATTGTATAAAGATAATCCTATTATTAAACTAGGTGATATAACCAAACCTATACCCATTAATAAAGTATATCTTACAATAAAAAAATTTAAAGATGTAAAAATGAACCATAAACAGATAAGTCATTTTGGTAATTATATAGAAAAATTTAATTCATTTTATGAGATTAATACATTTATTAATAAATTGCTAGATCCTAATTAATATCATAGAAAGTATCAGCAACTATTCTTAAAATTCTATCAATATTTTTGCAAATTATAATATGTTGTCCTTGATTAATACATACAGGTTTATTTAAATTAAAAGTAATATTATTTTTATTACAATTAGTAATCATAGCATCACATGATGATGTTCCTATTTGTAATATAACATTATCATTATTTTTAGGATTCCATTTATAATCAGTAAATGTAATTAAATTAATATTAACAGAAATATTAGTATAAACTTGAGGAAGATCATTAACTAAACCTACAACATTACCGATAAAATTATCATTTTTACAATAGAATGGATCAATATCTGTTAATATAGCTATTAATCCGCCGGGAATAATTTCTTCTAAATTATTATTTTCTGATTTTATTTCAATAATTTTAGTTTTAACAGGAATCCATGTATTATCATTTTTGGATATAATTCCAGGCTTAATTTCAATTTCATCATTAATTTTTAATTTTCCTTGAAGTAGTGCACCGCCAATTACACCACCTTTAATATCTTGTATAAGTGTACCAGGTTTATTAATATCAAAAGTTCTACTGATTCTAAATATTGGTTTTTCACTTAGTTTTTTTTCATTTATATAATCACAAGGATTAAATAATTTTTGTATAGCTAATATTAAATAATCTAATCCAATTCTTTTATTAAAACTGGTTGGTATAATAGTAAAAGGTTTAATATCATATTTATCTAATAATTTATTTAATTCATCTTTTCTAGTGAGAACAGTATATTTTTCAACAAGATCAATTTTATTCAAACAAATAATTATTTTATCTAATTTACCAATTTTAGCAGCAATTAAATGCTGTATTAATTGTGGTTTTTTTTCTAACGGTTGATCAACAGCAATAACAATAATTGCGCCATTCATAATACTAATAGAAGCCAACATAGTTTGAATAAGATCTTGATGTCCAGGACAATCAACAAATGAAATATGATTTAATAATTCACAATCTAAATTTTTATTTCCATCAGTAGTAATATTATTTTCCCAAATTTTCATATTTCCATAACCTTGTTTAATAGTAATATTTCTAATTTTTTCATGAGAATGTCTTTGAGTTTTAATACCAGTTAACATTTCAACTAATGTAGATTTACCATCAGAGACACTACCCATACATCCAATATTAATAATTGGTTGATTTTGCATAATTTGATGCATTATTAATAAATAAAAATTATCTTTATAATTATTTTATCAATTATTATAATGGATATTTATGAAAATAAATATTTAAAATATAAATATTTAAAATATAAAAATAAATATAAATCAGAAAGTATAAATCAATCGATTATGTATGGTAGTGGAGAAAAAAATAATAATCAATCGATTATGTATGGTGGTGTACCAGATTGGTTTACACAATCATACTTAAAATATCCAGAAATTTTAAGTATTATCAAACATTTCCAAAAGACTAATGATATTATTCCTAAGGTTCACCCATATTTTGAACAATATATTCAAGATATTATGACTAATAATTATAATTATAATTATAATAATATTATAAAGAATATAGATAAATTATTTTTTATGTCATATATTAACGTTGGTATTGCCGAAGAAAATTTTTTTGAATATCTTGATATTTTATATGATAAAATTTTATTATCAATATCATCTGATACTTCAAATGTAAAGTACCAAATTTTTACCTATTATTCATTAGAAATAAAAAAATTTAAAAAAGATGTAGATTATCATAATATGCGTGAGGTAATTCCATTTTTAAAATTGGAATATATGGAAATACTATTTATAATTTTAATAGCTATATATCATAATTCAATTGATTTTACAAATTTAGATAAAGACATACTTTATTGTGCACAGAAGCGCAATAAAAACAGCGGTTTTTTAGGAAAAGTTCTGACATTCTTTACAATTGAAAAACCTTCTTATGAATGTTACAAAGATTTGATAATTAAATTTATAATTATATGTAATCTTAATATACTACAAATAAATAGTTTAAATGATTTAGATGAAAAAGTTCAGAAGTTGAATTATGATGAATTTAATCTATATGAAGAAATTAGTACTTTTAATAATGTATTAAAACCTAATTTGAAATATTTTGAGTTGTGAAATAATACTTGTAGCAACTAAACCTATTGAACAATTATTATTTAAAATAAAAGGTATATATATAAATATTTCATATCTTCATTCATTTTATTTATATATTGATTTTCATAATCCAAAAATAATTACTTAATTAATCCTGTTTTTATTAATTTCTGATGGAATTTATATACACTATTCCATTGAAAAAAGTTTTTTTTAAATGAATGAAAAAACTAGTTTTTTTATTCATTTTATATCTGTATAATTTAATATTTCTATAATTAATGAAAAAGATAAAATCTTTTTTTAATAATTTTTTTTCAGTTATAAGTATTATTATAACACATACCAATAATTTTTTAATATCGTATATTTGGTTATGATGATAAAAAATAAAAAAAAGTCTTTTATTTTTTTCTTTTTTTTATTGTTGGGGAAAATCAGAGATTTTCCCAAATTATACATTTATAATTATCATCATTATCAATTTCATTAATAATGATTTTAATAGTATATTTATCCTTTGCAGTTAAAAATTTTTTTCATATTAAAATATATAAATAATTGTTTTTTTATATACATTTATTTTTATAAAAATTATCAAAATTTTCATAAATAAATATTATTTTGGCATATTCATTTTATAAATATTATTAAGTATATTAAAAAAATAATATTTAATTAATTTGTATAATAAGTAATAATTATTTATTTATAAATGAGTATATTTAATTAGCATAGAAAAAATTATTTATGAAATTTTTAATAATTTTCATAAAAAATAAGTGTATTAATAATCAACATAATAATGTATAAGGTACATGTAAATGCACTCATCCCGTATTTAATTTCTAATCAAGGATAATTTTTTATTAGGTTGTTTATTTTCGGTAAATATAGATACGGTATATTAAAATAAGTCCTCAGCATATTTTAATAATTTGGCAATAAAGTAATTTCTAGTAAAAGAAAGTAAACATATTTCGGCACTGAGATAATTACACGCAAATTTATTAGCAGTGTATATACCTAATAACTTCATGTTTTCGAGTATTTCATTATAATTTATGTGATTATCGGACTCCCAGTTACTTAACCTATCATATGCCAATAATATTTGTCTAATTATAATTGTATATTCATATGTACTATATAAATTTTGTAAATTTACATTAGGCATTATATGTTTTATCAAGAGGATAAATATACGGTTTTGTTCATATGAATTTCCTATATTAACATTATATAAAATTGTGGCTACTTTGATAGTATCAATATTTGGTTTGTCTCTATTGTTAGAAAAATTAAAAATTGATTTATCTTTGTTGTATATATCGTTTATTATCGTTTCATAATTAGAATCACGTACATATTGATTCATATAAATATAATTTGTAATATTTGTGTCTATACGTTCATATGTATAAGATTTACATATTTCATTTATTGAGTATAAAAATTGAATATTATAACTATATTTTTCTTCCGGAGAATATTTATTATATTCATCGATGAATTTTTCTTTAAGAGATTTTTCAATGAATGTTTTCTTATCAAAATCATTCAAAAAATGTTTATAATCATCTTTTATAATACACTTATATAAATCAGTTAATAGTTCTAAACAATTTTTAATTGTAAAATATGGTGTTATAAAATCTTCTTTTTCATAATTTTTTGTTTTATATGTATTAATGTTATTCATACCATTTAATATTAATCTTATACCTGTGTGCAAATATTGATTAAAAAATTCCGTTTGTTTCTTTTTTATATCATATTTTATATCTATGTTTAATAATAATTTTTCGTCATCTGAATTCTCTATATCAATTAATAATTGTTTATTATAATCATTTACTTTTTCTAATTCTTTTATTACAAATTGTGGAAATATAGATGTCTTTTCCTTATATATTTCAATAAGAAATTTATAATCAGAGTTTTTCTTGAATTTATTTGATAAATATACACTTATATTATCACCTGATTGTATTTGTTCAATATATTCATTAAAAATTTTAATTAATTAATTATCATCTTTGCTTAATCGTATATAGGTTTCATATAACTTTTTATATTCTTCTATTTTAACATCTCTAACATTTTCGTCCCCTATATATTGAATAATATAAAATTGACTATCAATTAATTCTTTTATTTTATTAATATATTCATAAGCATAAATATATTCTTTTTTAAATTCATTTATGTAATCATAACATTGTTGTTTAATAGCAGATATAAATTTATCATAGAGATGTCCTCCATTTAACATTATATATTTTGTTTTGTATTTATAATATTTATTTTTATATGTTTGATCATTTATATTCATATATATATACACTCATTTTCAAAAAAACTATTAAATTTTTTTGAAAAGGATTAAATATTTCATAAAAAATATTTGGACTGCGGAAAAATTACCCTTATTCATTTTAGATATAATTATTAAACTGTTAATATTTATTTAAATTAAAAATATAAATTTTAGATATTTTAATAA